GCAAGACTGCAGCATATATACGCAATAAATATCCCACAAAAGGATTGCCAGCAAGTTGAATAAATGCCTTTACAAGTGAGGCGGCCACTTGGCCGAAAGTATCAAAAAGCGGCAATAAGTCTTGAATGTTTTGGCGTATTCCATCAAAAGCAGGCTTTAATTGCTGCAATTGCTGCGCAAAAGCACTTCCTCCGCTAGTTTGAGCCATAGTGCCGGTAAAAAAGGCATTGAAGCCGTCTGAGATTTCCTTGATACCGGAAGTGAGAGGAACAACAACAGTATTCAGAAATCCAACAGCAACAGGCTCAAAGCTCTCATACAAAAGAACCATTGAGTTCTGCATGCGGTTGATAATGCCTTGAAATGTAAGGGCAGCCCCTTCAGCGCCAGGCCCAAACTCCTGCTTCATTACAATGCCAACATTTTTAAGCAATGCAACCATTGCCTCTCCTTTGTAAGCACCATCTTCTAGAGCGGCTGAAAAATCTTGAATTGCTTTTGGCCCTTCAAATCCTGCGGCTTTTGCAAATAGCGCCATTGCGCCAGGAAGTACATCACCTAGTTGACCCTTAAGCTCTTCACTCATCACTTGACCCTTGCTGGCCATCTGAGCAAAGGCATAATTAACTCGATCCACCTTGTCGGCGCTCATGCCAAAAGTGGCAGCAGCTTGCGTAATGCCAGTAAATAAATCTCTAATTTCGTTGCCACTAAAACCAGCGGGAGCCATGGAAGCATACAGTTTTGTAAATCCTTCTCTTGCCGATTGCAATGGTATGTTATACCTTTCGACCAGATCAAGAATCAAGCGATTTGAGGCTGCTGCCTCTTCTGCGCTAGGAGAAATTGCGTTAAGAGTGTTGCGGAAGCTTTGCAATTGTCCAACTGCTGACCCGACTTGACCAGGAAAACTCTGCAAAAAACCAAGAAGTTTATATGCTTGGCCAAATAGCAACACCTGCTTGGTCGCAAAAGCAAATTCAGAGCCCAATTCACGAATGGTGCCGGCACCTGGAAGATTGACGCTGCCAAGAGCACGTCCAAAGCCTCCAAAGCCACCAAAGCCGCCAACGCCACCTCCTCCACCACGAGGTGGCGTTATGCCGCCTGCGCCAGCAGCAACATGCGATGGCACCATTGCACCTCCGGCAGCGTAAGGGACAATTGCACTTGTCGGCCTCGCGCTTCTATATGCGTAGCTATAAGGCGCTGGAGGGCGACCGGCACCTCCTCCCATCACATCCATCCCGCGCAATGCAGAACGTGCATAGGCTTCTGCAGTGCGACGTGCCATCATTTGCTCGCGAGATTCTCCTCCAATGGCACCAGTGGCGTAACGACTGGGTTCGCGACCAACTCCAGCCGGAAGTAAACCAGCGATGCGAGCGGCTGGAAGAGCAGCTTGCATTGATGCGCCAACGCCAATGCGAATGGTTCTCACGTCTTGGCGAATTGCATCTACAAATGCAAATGCGGCGCCTCGCAAAATTTGCTTTAATTCGTCACTAAGTGCAGTTGGCAAGTATTTTTGAGCACCAAAAGCAGTGCCAGGCAATGCACTGGGAATGGCGCCAAAAGGCAGCGCTCTGCCAGTTGCAGAAGGGCCAATGGAAACAGCGCGAGAAGGAATTGTGGCTGGAAAATTGATACCAGGCAGGGCTCGTCTTTGGGTTGCTTGTTGACGCATAGATGCAACATCCATGCCAAGCATATTGAATAGACCTCTCGCAAAAGTATCAAGTACTTTATTAAGTCCGCTTCTATCGGGATTGCGCATTACAGCCTGAGGATCGAGATATTTTGTAATCATCTCGATGGAATCCTCTGTGACAATCTTTTCGATCAGATTTTGAGTGTTCCTGAACTTACCAACGCCAGCCACTCCTAATTGTCTTCCAATGTCCTTGAGTTCCCCGATATCTCGTCCCTGGAGAGACTGCCTGAGGCTTTCTCTGCGAGCAGGCTCGGTAACGCCTCCTCCCATTCGGGCAGCGCCCATCTGCTGAATGCGTTCCAATCCAGCTAATACTTCTTTTTCAATCTGCGCCTTTGTTTTCCCTCCTCCAATAGTTTCTAATTCCGCATTAATTTTTACAGTAATTCCAGACAGTTTGCTTTCGACCGCCTTCTTAAACGCCTTGACATCAGCACTTAAGATTGATGGCTTAATGCTTGTCTTCGCAAGCAAAGGCTTCTGCCGATTAAAGTTCTTTTGCAGTCCCTTAAGTAGATCCTCGACTTTTGGTACTTCGAGCTTTGTCGAAACCTCCAAAGCTCCAAGCTTGCTCAGCTTGTCTTTTGCTGCCTTTTTAAAATCGGCAATATCCTGGTTTGTAATTGACGGCTTGATGCTAGTCTCAATACGCAGCTTACCGCCGTTTTGCTTGATTTGCTGATTATTAGCAAGTCTTTCTTTAATAGACGTGACAACTTTGTCAGCGTCCTTGCCAGTAACGCCATTTTTAACGCTAACTGGGATTTCTACTTTGCGAAGGTCACGAAGATCGTCAAGACCATCGACGAGATCGCGTTCCAGACTCTTCGTTAAGCCGCCAGCAAGATTCAACTCAACAGTGAATTTCTTGCCACGAATATACCTATCAAGAAGTCGATATTGATCAGCAATAGCTTTCTTGTCAAACTTAATAGCAATGGGAACAGACTGTCCGCCAAGCTGCGCGCCAATCGTGCTTAATTGCTGTCTAAAGAACGTCAGATCAAGACTTACCTTCAGCTTCAATTCGGCGTCTTGAGCCATCTGCCTTTACGACTACATTCCCTTCATTCTATAATCATTGCTCCTGATTGCGCCCAGCAAAAGCCTTCATTTCATCAGCAAGCAATGCAATAACGCGCCCATCCATTCTTCTCGTCTTCATTAAGCGCTGCAGAACAATCAAGCTTGCATCCGTCACGCCATCTTCTTTCTTAAGCTGCTTGGTATCAAACGGCAAGAAATCCTCAGGCTTCACTTTGCTCTTTCTTCCCGCCATCATTCCTGCCGCCATTGTGCCAAGCTTGGCTACGGCAACACTTGCAACATTGTATTTTGCAATGTCATGACGATCAAGATATTTCAGCGCACGCTTAACGTCATCAAGCTTCTGGAGGCCAAAATTTTTGGCACTCCATCGCTCGTCCTTAAAATCAGAAGCTGAAAGCCGAAAATAAATTTCGTTCCAATCAGTTAGGCTTTTAAGCTGTTGCCTAGCATTCGCTTCGAGCTTTTCTGCTATTGAGGAGAATTGCTCTTCATCGCTTTTTTTGCTCCTGCGGCCTCCTGCGTTTCAGCATTCTGTTCTTCCGCAATAAATTCCACCACCTTGGCGATGGCTTTGCGAGGAAGATTTTTCGTGTCTTCAATCTCCCAGTCAGAAAGGTCTTGCCATTCACCATCAATCATGCCCTGCCCGCGAGAACGGATGAAGGCAGTGACCATACGAGCGTTAGTGGCTTCCACGGAAGACCCGCTGGTAATCATCGCCAGAGTCTCTTCAGTGAAGTCTGAAAGCAGTTCAGCTTCAGTGATGGTGCCACCGCCCTGCAGCAAGCCAAAAGCCTCACCCAAAGGGATTTCACGTTGAGCTGCAATGCGCTTGGCCAATTGCACGGCGCGAATAGTGGCTTGGCTTTGCAGTTTGCTGATTTCTTCCTGTTCAATGGATTCAGCAACGAGCCAACTGCCATAGCGCTTCAGACGAATTTCGGGCAGTAGCTCAAAATAGCCTTCAGTCTTGGTTTGGACTAGGAAGCTGTATTTGCTCATGATCAAGAATGTTAAGCAATGCGTTGAACACCTTCACTCGCTCATGGGAAGAGCGAAACTCGGGCACAATTTCAACCAGCATTGAGTGATTTTCGTTGCCAATTCTAATGGCCTCTTCTCGGCAAGAAATAAGACAGAGGATGCCCACTTCCAAGGCCGTACCATCAACAGTGCAATTGATGGCGTGGACGGTATTGTCCTCGCTCCACAAATAATCAATCTTCATTTGTTCAATGCAGTGCGGATGCGAGAACGCAGCTCATTGCTTACTACGCTTCCATCGAACAAGTCTTGCTGCTGGAAAACGTCTGTCCATGGACGAGGAGAACGGTTGGTTCCTAGTCCTTCATGAACATACCAAGCATAAGCTCTTCCACTGCTGTTTTCCGCATCCCAATCCCAAGACGCTGTAATATCATTGCCTCCCTGCGTTATAGAAAAGCTGTCCCTCCCGCTCCTGTAAAGCTCTCCTAGGTCAAAAATATCGCGAGGGCTTCCTACAATTTGTCCGTTTTTCCGCTTTGTTTCACCGTTGTAAGGCCATTTCTCTTCAAGAAATTCGCCCCTAAAGTAATCGTTCACGTCAAAACGCGTCCATGTTTCAAACGCCTTGGCAAGCTTGCTAACAATGCGTTCTGGATTTAGGAGGTCGCCACCAACAATAGTTGCACTCATCGGAAAATCAAGCTCCTAAGAACCAAATCGGGAATTAAGAAGCGGCAGCGTTCATAAGCAATGTCATCGCCAGGGAAATATCGTGGCGTGGCATCAGGAAATCTGCGCACCATTCTATCCATCGCATCAATCAAAGCCTTTTCACTTGGCGTGTATTGCACCAATACCACTTCCCACACTTGGGACACTTTCACCGTCCCTCCCAATGGCGAACGTGGCGTAAGCTCAGGGAACTCCCGCATAGTCACTTCCAAGCCTTTCACTTTCCATTCTTTCGGCACGCTCTGTCTGCCCACCACGTACACGGCAGGAATGCTCGTGCCATTAGG